TGTGCATTAAGTCTCGCAGAAGAAAGGCAACAAAATCGTAGACCTTATTGGATTGAAATTGACCCAAACAATCTTTATGGTTGGAGATTAGATAGAGAATCAAATTATGGGAATCTTATACAAGCTCGAATTGCAGAAAAGGCTGTATTGCCTGATGGAGATTTTGGTGAGAAAGTTTATGACCAGATAAGAGTTATAGAGCCTGGTCGGTACAGAGTGTTTCGTAAGAAAGAGCAAATCGAAGAAATGTATGATGTCTCTGATAACAGTGTGACAGGAAATTTTGAAATGGGATCAGCAGATAAAGATTATAAACAAGTTGAATCTGGTAATTTTTCTCTTGGCGAAATACCTTTAGTTACGATTTATTCTGGAAAAACTGAAAATTTAGTAAGCAAACCACCTTTACTTGACATTGCATACTTAAATCTTGCGCATTTTCAAAGACAAGCTGATTTGATTCATAGTTTGCATGTTGCATCTCAACCAATGCTTGTAATGGAAGGATATGATGATCAGACTAAAGATTTAGCTATTTCTGTCAATTATGCAATGGCAACTCAACCAGGTAATAAAGTTTATTATGTAGAACCTGCAAGTAGTGCATTTGATGCACAATCTGCTGAAATAAAAGAATTACAGATGCAGATGGCTACTTTGGGAATATCTACTTTAAGTCAACAGAAGTTTGTAGCTGAATCTGCTGATGCAAGACGTTTAGATCGTGTTGATACTAATTCTATGCTTGCTATGGTTTCTATGGAATTAGAGCAAAAACTTCAAAAGTGTTTTAATTTTTCTGCTGAATATGTAGGTATTGACCCACCAGAAGTAAAGATTAGTAGAGATTTTGATATTGAAAGATTAATTGGTCAAGATATTACAGCTTTGACATCATTATTCGATCAACAGGTTATTGATAGAGAAGAATTTAGAGACATTTTGGTGCAAGGAGAAGTGTTACCATCAGCGAATGAAGCCAAATCTGAATAATTTGGTAAACTAAAAAACAAGTACATACATTTTTATGGCTAAATCTTTAGACCATGTTCTGCAACCTGACGGAACTTATAAATGGGAAGAAGTAGAACTTGTACATTCAACTGCACCAGTTGAATCTAAAGTTACTTCTGCTCCTGCACCAAAAGAAACTAAGAAAAAAGTTTCAAAAAAGAAAACTACTAGCCCACTATCTGACTAATTCATGGCAATCGAAGAAAAAGTAATTCAGCCTGAGTCTGTGACCAACGCTGAACAGCCTGTGGCTGAAACTGCTTCACAACCAACACAACCACAAGCACCTGATCTTACTTCTATCAAAGCAGAGTATGAATCACAATTAAATGCTTTAAAAAAGCAAGTTGCAGAAGAACAAGAAAAGTTCAAGGGTGCAAAAAATAAACTTGATGAAGTTTATAAGAAAAAAGAGGAACAGAGAAAACAAGAATTAGAAGATCAAGGTCAATGGAAAACTCTTTGGGAAGAGGCTAATAAAACTGCACAAGAAAAAGATCAACAGATTTCAAGTTTGTCACAACAATTAGAAGATATGAAAACTTCTAATGAAGTGGCTTCAACAAAAACAAAAGCATTAGCTGCTATTAGTAATCTTGGTGCTATAAATGCTGAACAAACTTTAGCTTTATTACAAAACAAATTACAAAAAAATGCTGAAGGTAAGGTCGTTGTTCTTAATGGTGGTGTTGAACAAGATTTAAATACTTATCTTTCAACTCTTAAAAATCCTGGAAGTGGTTGGGAACATCATTTTAAGCCTAGTAGTGCTGCTGGCATGGGTGCAAAGCCTAGTCCTATAGCAAATGCTTCTGGAGGTCAAGTAAATCCTTGGAAAACGGGCAACCTAACTCAACAAATGCTACTATTAGAGCAAGATCCGCAGCTTGCAGCAGTGCTCAAGCAAGAGGCTCAAAAATAGTTAGTTTCTGTGAAACTAATTCCCTTATCTGTGATTAGGGTATCGCAAAAAACTTTTTATAGGTAATCTGAATGGCTGCTCCGTTTCAGAATTACTCTGGCGGTGTCCTATTAGCGGATATCGTTAAGAGAAATAATTTAAGCACATATGTTTCCGAAGCTATCAAGGAACGTAGTGCATTTTTAAAATCTGGTGCTGTTGTAAGAAACTCACTTCTTGATGCAACAGAAGGTGGAACAAGAATACAAGTTCCAGAATTTAACCCAATCACACCAACTGAAGAAATTTTAGATGGTACAGCAACGTGGGGTACAAGTAACAATGGTTATTTGACACCACAGAAGATTGGTACAGATACACAGATCGCAACTATCTGTCATAGAGGTTTTGCGTATGCTGTTGATGATGTAGCTGTATTGGCTGCTGGTGAAGATCCAATGGGTCACATCAGAAACCAAATTGCAGATGCTATTAACAAACTAAACTCAGCAAGACTATTTAGCTTGTTAGATGGTTTATTTGGATCTACTTTTGGACCACTAGGTTCAAACTGTTTAGATTTAACTAAAGGTGCTGCTTCTGGTGCTGATGAAGATAACTTCTTAACAGCTTCTACTGTTGCAAGAGGAAGATCACTTCTTGGAACAAGAGGGGATGAGCTAGATACTCTAGTTGTTCATCCATCTGTTGCTTACTACCTATATCAGGTTGGTATGCTTACATTCTCAACATCTGCTTTCACAACTGGTGGTGCAGTAACTTGGGGTGGTGGCGGTGTCGGTGTTAACGAAACAAGCATCGGACAGTTTGCTGGTATGAATGTTGTTATTGACTCACAAGTTAATACAGTTCATCCTGGTACAACAGGTCATCAAAAAGAATTTCGTTGCTACTTAATTAAGTCAGGAACAATTCTTGAAGGTGAGCAATCTCCTCTAAGTATTGAATCAGATAGAAACATCTTATCTAAGCAGGATGTTATGTCTGTTGATTACCACAGTGCTTATCACGTTATGGGAACTAAGTGGACATCTGCTTCAGACAACCCAACTAACGCAGCATTAGCTAACGATAACAACTGGGCAATCACATACGATGCTGATCTAATTCCTATAGTCGAGCTAATCGTTAACTCACCACTTGATACAGGAACAAATCCTTAATATCATTAAATTGTGGTCATCAAACCTCATCAATTATTGGTGGGGTTTTTTCTTTACGCTACAATAAAACTAAATTACTTTATTAATCGTGGCAGCTACTATAAACGCAACTATAAAAGGAGAAAGTGCTAATAGTTATGTCACATTGACAGAAGCTAATGATTATTTTGATACCTCACCAGATTCTTCTACTTGGACTAATAAAACAGATGATCAGAAGAAAAGAGCGTTAATATCAGCTACAAGATGGATTGATACCTTAGTTTTTTATGGAGATAGATGTGATGATGGACAGGCATTGAAGTTTCCAAGAAATAATTATCAGGTAGATGGTGTTGAATTAGCTTGTTCTAAAATTCCTGAAGGTATTAAATATGCACAATATGAACTAGCTAGAGCTTTGGCAAATGATACTGATGCTATTACAGGAACTACAGGTAAAGATGGAAATTTTGAAGAAGTAAAATTAGGAGATATTCAAGTTAAATACAATACTGCAAGTCAGGGAACTGGATCTGTAAATAATATTCTTGATGTTTATCCTTGGTTACAAAGTTATCTTGGAGCATATATGCTTGGTGGTGCTGGTAGTTTTCAACTTAGAGTGGTTAGAGGATAATGGCAGGTCAACTCGATACATTATTGAAGAGTGTTGCCAAGCAGGTAGTAGCTGATTTGGGAGATTCTTTTGATTCTTCTATTGTTTATACAAGAAAAGCATCTGGTAGTTATAACACAGCTACAGGTGTTTATTCTACAAGTGATACGACTTACAGTATCAAAGCTCCTGTTGAGTTTGTTCAATCTACTGAAGATGATGGTAGAGAAAGAAGAGAAGCAAAAATTTATATTACACCCGATCTGATAGGAGATAATCAACCTGATTTTCAAGATGAAGTTACATTAACTTATGCTGGATCTACAAGAGTAGGACAGATAGTTAATATAGATACAAGACAGGGTGGACAGACTTATCTGTTTACTTTATTAGTGAGGTTTTGATGGCTTCAACACGAAATATCGATAGAATTATTCCAGATTTAGAGGGAAATTTAGAGAGAGATTTAAATAAATTAGTCAAAGCTGTTGTTGCTGATTTGTCTACAGAGGAAAATAGTCCTGTTGATACTGGTTTTTTTGCTTCTAGTTGGACAGCAAGTACTCAAAGACCTAGACCTGATGAAGCACGAGAATCAATTGCACCTTGGAGTAATATTAAACCAACAAGAAGAGGTCAAAGATCTTCTCAAGCAAAAGTTGAACCTAGATTTATAAATTCATTACCAAACTTTAAACCTTTTTCTAAAGTATTTATTGGTAATAGATCACAATATGCAGCTAGAGCTTTAGCTTCTCCAAGAAGTAAGATACCTCAATATGTGCAAGGTGATTTAAGAAATCTAATAAATCAAATGTTTACAGATAAACCAAAACTTGGTATTGCTGCTTTTGGTACTGGTGTTAGAGGTAAATCTGATAATGTTAGATTTAAAGGAAAAGGTATTGGTGGATTTAGTGATCCTAGTTCTGTATTTGTTGATTACGAAACTCCATGACTTTAGTTAACACACGAGCAGCTTTTGAAAAGGCAGTAACAGACGCAGTTGCAGCAGTAGATGCTACTGTCGAAATGGTTTATGACAATATGGTTTATAAAACACCAGGTAAGACTAAAAAATATATTCTTATGTCAGTTGATTTTGCACAGGCAACAACTCAAACTCAAGGTGCATCACAGGATTTTTATTCTGGTGTTATTCAATGTAATATTTATGTTCCAAGAGGAAAAGGTACTGCAACTTTATCTGCACTAGGAGAAGCTGTTATTGATGGGCTTACTTCTGTTAACGCTCCTGGTTATAGTGATACGTTTAGTTGTGATCCTAGAGTGCTTGATGTTGTCGGCCCTGCTCCTATTGAATTAGATGACTCTTCACACTTTCTTGGCTTAATATCTTGCCAATTTACCGCAAACGCTTAGTATACTAAAGTAAGTATACTAATTTTATGACTAGAGCAGTTGACCTTTTAAGAAACAAGTTTGGGATCTCTCAACTTTATAAACATGATGTTATTAAAAATGATGAGGTTATTTTTTCTGTTTATTGGCATCCTTTAACTATTGCTGAAAGAGAATCCATAATTAAAAAAAGTGGAACTGAAGATAATAATGATTATGCTTTACAGATGATGATAGAAAAAGCATTAGATGAAGATGGTAAAAGACTTTTTCAAGATGGAGATAAGGCATCTTTGAGAAGAGAAGTTGAAGCATCAATTCTTGAGGAAATACAACTAGCAATGGTTAATTCTGGTGCTGATAAGGAGGTAAAAGAGGCTAAAGCCGATTTGAAAAGCTAATAAAGATTGGCAGTTTTTATTTTCTTTAGCTAAGACATTACATAAAACTGTAGCTGAGTTATGTGAAACTTTGACAATCGAAGAGATGATAGGTTGGGCTGCTTATAACGAGATTGAAAATGATGAATATAAAAAACAACAAGAACAAGCACAGAAAGCTAGTGCTTTACGAGGCAAAAGAAGGTAATATAGAGAAAATGTTTTAATTTTTATAGCAAGTGGCTAATTATAATGTAGATATTGCTGTTGCTTTAAAAGGTGCTAA